TGGGTTGTCCTTTGATAACTTTATCTTCTTCCATGCTGTTTTTAATATTGGTTTCATAGCTGTAACAACCCATTTAAAAGCTGCTGTTGCAGTTAGGGTTGCAGCTACAGAAACGACTGCTGTCGTAGAAGCCGTTATAAGTATTTCGTTTTCTGGTAAAGGCATTTTAAAATCCGTAAACGGTATGTCAACTTGCCTAATACCAGTAGGTGCTTCTTCTGTAGCCTCTGGTTCTGTACCTTCTGGCTCTCTAAGATCACTAGGAGGTACTACCAAAGGTACATAACTAGGAACGTCAGCTGTAGGTAGTGGTATAGATATTGTTTCGTACTGTTGTCCAAGTGGTAATTTTATGGTAGGTATATCCACTTAGGTTTTCATTACATAGCAAAGAGCATAGTATGGAGGTCTGTTTTCGTGAGAACCACCACCACCTACACTAGATGATGTTCGAGTCATACCACTTGAACTATGGTTACATCCAAAGACGTTGTTACTTGGTATTCCACCTTGTGGAGCAGTAATAGGAAAGGTTACACTGTGATTGTGTGATGGTATTTGTGAAACTGTAAGAGTTACCGTATTTGAACCACCTGTAGCTCCTACAGAATAAGCGTTTTGTGCTCCAACAACAAACCTATCTCTTAAATCAGGTGTACTATTGTTACCATCACATAAAGTAAAACCAGAAGGTATAGCGTTTGCAGCACCAGACCATATCATAATCATACCAGTAGGTATACCTTGAATACCAGTTAGGTTTGAACCATCAATAGCTGGCAATGTACCAGTAAGATTTGCAGCAGGAATATTTGTTAAGGACGCACCAGAACCGCTAAATGTTGTAGCTGTAGCTGTTCCTGTAACAGTAACACCACTAGACTGCACTCTTAATATATTGCTACTTCCATTTTGTATATACAAATCACCTGTCCCATTTTCACGAATAACTGAGTTGTTGCCATCGTGAAATATCTCTAGATCATTGCTATTTCCAAAACGTGCTTTTAGATTATCTCCTCGTGAAGTGTTACCTGTAAATGTACCACCAGACAAAGGCATCTTGGTAGCAATGTTGTTGTTAACTGTTGTAGAAAAACTAGCGTCATCATTTATAGCTGCTGCTAACTCGTTGAGAGTATTAAGAGCACCGGGAGATGAGTCTACTAAGTTAGCTATTGCTGTATCTGTGTACGCAGTTGTAGCAACTTTTGTACTGTTGTCAGATGCAGATTGAGTAGTTGCGGTTACACCGTTTGCTAAAGAACCATTGACTGATGATAAAGAAGCTGCCGTAGTATTTAAAGCTGCTATGTCAACACCGTCAACCGTTCCTGATACTGTGATGTTTCCTGTTACGTCAATACCAGAACTAACGTCTAGGTTACCATTTACATCAATGTGACCATCACTATTAACTACAATTCTGTTTGCACCATTTGTTGTATCGTTAATTGCAAACACACCACCATTAACTTCTATTTTATAGTCAGGGTTTCCGTTTGAATCAACAAAACTAACGTTTGGTGTTGTACCATTGATAATTAAGTTATTGTTATTTACAGTTACTGCATCTCCAGATATATTACCAGTTATACCTATATTTCCAGTTCCATTTATAGTGTTACTATTTAGGTCAAGATTACCACCTAGCTGTGGTGTTGTGTCACCAACTAAGTCTGTATTTACTGTCTCAAACGTAGGATCTGCTCCGTTGTTTGCACGTAAGAACTTACCATTATTAGATGATGTGCCGTGTTCTAGTTTAGCTAGTGTTACTGCCTGATCTGCAATCTTAGCTGTAATTATATTTGAGTCTGCAATTTTTACTGTAGTTATAGACCCATTACCTAATCTTCCTGTGATAGATGCTGAAGATACGTTTGACATATCTTCTGCTGCTACTGGATGTCCTCCAGCAGTTGAGCCGTCATGTACTACAGGTACATCTTTGTCTGTATCAATCGTAACTTCACCCTCGGCTCCAGTAAAGCTACTATGTTGCGAGGTTGTTCCTCGTCTTAGTTTTAATAATTTTGCCATTATGCTATTGATCCGAAGTCAAGAGTTAAATTAGTTGTTGTTATTACATTAGGTGCAATAGTTTGACCAGCTATAAGAGCTACAATTTCACTAGCTGTTTGATCGGCAGTTGCACCAGCTTCTATGCCACTAAGTTTTGAACTATCAGTGGCTATATCTACACCATCTACAGTGCCTGATACTGTAATATTACCTGTTACTGCTAAACCAGATTGAAGTGTCTGTAATCCAGTAAACGTGTTAGCTCCTAATCCAGCTAAGTTACCAGTAGCTGTAACACCACCTTGAAATGTAGATCCGTTATGTACTCTTAACTCGTTAGCAGTTGTGTCAAAGTATAAGTCACCAGCAGCTAGTGCATTACCAGCACCGTCTGTTGAAGGAGCTGAAGATGCTATTTGATATGTAGCAGCAAAGTTGTTTACATTTCCAATATTACTTGCAGTTGTGTTTACATTAGCTATTGCACTACCAACAGTATTTACATTGCTTATAGATCCAGCTACTGTACTTATGTTAGAGTTAGCTCCAGCTACAGTATTAATATTAGAGTTGTTACCAGCTACAGTGTTAATATTGCTTGCGTTTGATACAGCAGCATTAATATTAGTTGCGTTAGAAACCGCAGCATTAATATTTGATGCGTTAGTATGAACAGCATTAACATTAGAAATATTATTTCCAACATTATTTACATTTGTAATATTAGTAGCAACTGTGTCTATTTCAGATGTAGCTTCGTTGAGGTCATCAGCAACAGTAGTTATTTTTGCAATGTTTGTTGCAGTTGTTTGTACAGAAGCTATGTTAGAACCAACTGTATTAACAGAGTTATTACCTGACCCTGTGTTGATTGCGTCAGTAATATTACCTAAATCTTCTGTAAAAGTAATTTGACCAGCAACAATATTAATGTTGGTTAGTGTTGCTTGATTAGGTGTAATAGGACTAAATCCATCACCAGCACTAGCATCATAGACCATCATAACTTTATTAGATGAGCTATCAAACCATAAGTCACCAGCAACTAAACTAGAACCATCAGACCTAGTTGTAGGTGCAGAAGTGCTAATTTGGTATCTATCGGCAAAGCTGTCAATATTAGTTACGTTAGCTCCTGCTGCTGCTATGTTTACAGCATTTGCAGCTACAGTAGAAACCTCTGTTGCTTTTGGTACTAATCTATGAAACGCATATGTATGATCTGTTGCAGTAGTTTCTACCAAAAATCCAAAACCCGAAGGTATGGTAGCAGACACACCTGTAATAATAACAGCGTTGCCAGTTCCTCTACCGTTTGCAATAGTTAGAGTTGTTCCAGATTGTGCAGTTAAGTCTGTTGAAGCTGCTTTTACTGAAACTATAGTCCCACCTTTTGCAGATCCGCTAGTGTTTATATCAGGGTTAGTTGTAGGAAAACTCGTTTCGTTTGCTATAGGTACAAATCCACCTACGTCATCAACAAGCTCAATAACACGTAAGTCAATAGCAGCAGTAGTTGCTATAAAATTATCATTACTAGACCATGTGTTACCACTAGCTATGGTTTCACTAGCGTCTTGTTTAAAATATCTTGCGTCTGATTCTGCTTCTGTAAAGTATCTGCCATCTAAAGATGTAAGATTCATCTCAGATAGAGTAAGTTTGTCAGATTGTAGTAGTGTTTTTATTTCACTAGCTGTTTGATCGGCAGTCGCTTGAGTTTCAATATTGTTAAGTTTGGTGTGATCTGCGTCAGTAAAAACATTACTGTCTGTAGCAGCTTCAGTAAGAGCTCTTATTTCTGCTGCTGTCTGGTCATCCTTTGCATTAGTTTCTACTGTGTCTAATTTTGTACCATCAGCTGCTACATCTCTGCCATCTACAGTTCCACCTACAACTATATTACCAGTTGTGGTTACAACTTGTGAACCAAAATCAGGTGAAATTTTTGTACCAGCTATAGCAGCCGATGAGTTTATGTCAGCGTTAACTATAGTACCGTCAGTTATCATTGTTGATGTAACCGTACCAGTATCTGTAGTTTTAACTACTAAACTAGCTTGTCCTAATGTATTGTATATTTTACCTTCTAAATCAAACGCCTTGTTTCTAGCTTCTTGTGCAGTAAAATTAGATTCTCGTGCTGAGTTGTTAAGATCAGTAGCTCTAATTGTACTACCACTAGCAAAACTTGTATATGTACCGTCTGCATCTCTAGTTCTACGCTCACAAAATACTACTGCACCTTGTGGTAGGGCAGAGTTAAACGTAATTGTATTGTTATCAGTGGAAAGCTGGTAGTTATATAAAGTCGTACCTGCGGATACTGCAGGGTAGTATAATCCATCTGTGTTATTCACCTGTGGGTGACTAGATTGTGCAGTACTACCAGTAGACTGGCGTAACTGTAGCACTCTAGTACCACCCGACAATGTGACATAAACATCTAGATCATCTTGGTTATTCAGTTGTATACCTACAGGAGTAAATGCTGTTGTAGTAGCATTACTCGTAGCAGGAAAAGTTTTTTTAGTTGTAACTGCCATTGATAATCAATGTTATTTAGGGAAATTTTCTATTAAATATTTTAATTGTTGTCTATCTCCAGTCTTACTTAATATTTGTTTCTGTTTACTTAATAATATTCTATCATCTAGATCTGAGTATGTGTTACGTAGTGTGTACATAGCACGTTCTTTAGCATCTCTAAACTCATTTCTAATTACATAGTAAAAGTCTTGTAAGTTTATATCTGCCCCATCTCTATTTAACAAACCTAAATCTTCATACTCTTGAACTGCTGATTGCCACCATTTTTCGCCAACAATCTTTTCTAGATTTTTTCTAAAAGTAACGTCCATAGACATTAATCTTTGTAGTTCTGATCTTTCAAAGGATGTTAGCTCTTCACCACCATACTGAGTTAACTCTTCTGGTAAGTTGAAGTTAATACGCATCAACGCCTCTTTTACAGGGTCGCCATCGTGGTATGTAATAGCAATAGGAGATATACCGTTAAATATACGTAACCAAGGCACGTTAGGGTTAGGATTAAACTTAACACCTGAGCGATCTTTGTTTAGTATATCATACTTAGCTGGTAGTGCTTCTTTCATTGCAAGATCTCTTTTAAATAAAAGTTCTGCAAAAGTATTAGCCTCTACCTCGTGTGCGTGCATCATCTTACCTAAACCTGCTAATAATCCAGAGTAGGGCAATGCTCTACGTGTAAGTCCTGCTAAAGTATTTTCTAGCTGACTACCTGTACTATCAGAGTTTAGTAGTGTAACAAGATCATCTACACCCGCAAGCATAGACTTGTCAACAAGTACTGACGCAAACATAAAGGTAATTTTTTCTACCATCTCGTCCATCTTGTCCTCACCTAGTAGGTGTGTGTTAGAAAAGACGTTTGCTGTTAATGAAAATAAAGTATTGAATGGTTCTAAGTTTCTATATGATACATATACGTTACTTCCGGGAATTGTAAAAGAGTTTGGTTGTATACCATTTATCTTCCACAAATCTCTGGTTTCTTTGTCAGGAGGTAAGTCACCTGTAACCATACCACTAAGAGCTGCTACAGCTGTCATCACCATCGCTGCATTACCCATAGCCATACGACCCCGCATCAGTGCTTGAGCACCTTCTAGATCTTCTGGACGTATACCATACAACTCTAGGTTCTTACCGTTCATTACATCATCAAACCTTTTAGTAAACCTTTCTAGTTCAGTATGTGCAAACGTAAGACGTAAAGCGTTGTAACCTGTACGTACAAATGGGAAGAACAAAGGCCCACCCGGCATCTTCTGTAAATTTTCAAATGCCTTAAATGTCTCTGGTAGTGCAGTAGTTAGGGCTGCATCATTACCAGCTAAAGTTGCTGCTTTATCTGATACGACATATTTTTTATGTTTATCTAAACTAAATATTTCATTTCTAAACTTACCTTCTATCTTTGCTGCTACTTTATTTAGATCTTTAAAATCTACACCTTCGTCTAAGGCTTCTCTAGCAGCTCTCATACGCATCTCAAGACGACCTATAACAGTTCTAGCAAAAGCGTCACCAGAACCCATAAGGTTTGTACTATACCTTGCATATGGACTTGTGTTAAAGTCAATAATACCTTTTAGTGCATAGTATGCTTGGCGTTCAGATTTACTTGCGTAGTTAGCATAAAACGGTGCTAAAGCCTCGTAATCTGCTAGGTCACGTTCTAAACTAAACTTACCTGCATAGGTTTGTTTTTGTCTGTTTAGACCTAGTTCCCAGTTGTGCTTAAACATCTGCCAACCTTCTTTGTATGCTTGACCAAGAGCGTTAATCTGTGCAGCTGCTAGTGCAACTTCTTTACGATTACCTCTAATCATAGCACCACCCCAAGCCTGTAAAGGACGTAAGGTAGCAATAAGGTT